CGGCTGATTTTCTGGTCTTTCGGTATGCCATCGAGCCAGAATTGATGATTGGCATACTCAATCAGACCATCAATCAGCCCTTCATAAAATTTCTGCGAACCGTGAAGAACGCATCAACTTGCGCACGGATTGCAGGGCTGTCTGTGTACAGCTTCCGAACGGCATCAGCACTGAATTCAATGTCGTCAATGCCACGCCAGCCGGCAGTGATGGCGACAGTCAGGTCAAGCGCAATGTCCTTGTCATCGTTCGCCTTGTCCATGCGCTTGCGGTTGAACTCGATGGAAGCATCACGGAATGTCTTGGAGTCCACGCCACGAATAAGCAGGAACACGCCAGTAGCTTCTCCGGTAGCTGGGTGCATCACTTCCATTTCCGCGCCCGCCTCGTGAGCATCTGCGGTAAGCATGTCGTTAAACTTCATCGGAGCACCTCGTTGTATGGCCTTCCGTGGCCGTCAGGTTAGATAGGGTTGCGCGTGATGACGATGTTGCTGGCGTCAACGCTGTCATAGATTGCTTGGAAATCCATGCTGATGGTCACGCTGCCCTTACCGGATACGTCTGGCTGGCCGCTGGTGTACTTCAGCTTGGGGATGTCGATCTTGAACGTGTTGCCGGCCGGGTCGGTCAGCGTGATGTCAAGCGAAGATTCCGTCTCATTCTGGAACTTCGTTAGCATCGCCTGATCTTCGAAATACACCGTGATGCTGCCAGTCACGTTGCAGCGACCGATAGACGGGCGCAGCGTGGTAGCAGAGCCGACAACAAACTGAGGCTCGATTCCATTTTCCAGCGTGATCTCTGCCTCAGTTACCAGCGCGATAGGCGAACCGCCCTCGCTGATAGTGGCCGTGAAGGAATCGAACTGGCAGGTGTCAGTCAGAACCGAGTAAGTAGACGACGCGATAGCCGTCTGCGCAATCGACTGATCTTTGCCGATGAATCCGAACGACACGCCTACCATGCTGTTTGGCGCGATGCTGATGGACATCGTGTTCACTTCGCAGCCGGTGTAGCGGACGTACTGCGTAATATCCTGGAACGTGCGCTCAATCGTAAACGAGCGACGGGTCGTGCCAGCCTTGAGAACGTCGGCTGTCCAGGTTCCGCACATTGCGGCCTCAATCAGCTTATCGTACTCGCCGTATGCCAGTTCGCCCTCAATGTCACCGCCGACTGACTTGTTGCCGTGGCGGAAGCAGGTAATCTGTCGGTCGCCTCGGATTTCCTCGGACTCTACGGCATCTTTCGAGAGGCCGATATTGCAGGAATTATGGCGCAGCGTGGTGAATGCTGGCGTTGCCGGCGTGGTGCCATAGGTTACTTCAGCGATTGCAGCGAGACGGTGCCGGCTGCCGGATGCGATTGCCATTGTGTTTCCTCCAGTCGGCAAGGTTGCCGGGTCGATTATACCTTGTTTCGTCGCGCCGCGTTAGCCACGATGGATTCAATGCGGGTGAAGTTGGCGCGCACCATGGCGTAGGGCGGCGACTGTGTAGACCAGCCTTCTTCCAGTCGCTTGATGTACGGAAGGTTGTTTGACAGATACGTTACCGTCCCTACGCCACCAGCGTTCTGTTGAAGCTCTGACAGCGCAGACGACTCGCTACGATTGTCTAGCTCACCACTAGCTGGTGATCCGGTTGTCGTCTGCCAGTTCCCCCTAGCGCGTCCGGTATCAACTGGTGTTGCCCTGATAACGCTACCAAACAACTCAAGCGTCACCATGCGTACCGTCTTATCGAGCGACTCGCCAGCCTTGTTGGCAAATGCCGCTATGTCAGCCGAGAACGTCATACAGAACGCGCCTCATGAGCATACCAGCCTATGCTGATAATCGTCCTTAGCCATCCGTCTTCATTACGCGGGCCGGATACGCTGGTGCCGTCAATGCGAACCGTGAAGCTGTTGTATGTCTCGGAATGCCCACGCTGAAAGTGCGTAGCGATCAAGTCTGCCTGCAACAGCATATCCCCTAGCCCGATATTGGTCGGGTACATCAGGTCAATTTGCAGGATGCCGGATTGTCGGTCGAATCCCGTACCCCCAAGCGAGGCCGCGTCATTCTCTGCCGGCAGGAACCAGATTCGCGCATGATGCTGGCCAGCGGTCGGCGTCTCATCCTTGTTCGGGTAGAAAGTCGTGATGCCGAAGTTCCCGGACAGGTATCTTGTCACCAATGCCCCATATATGTCGGCCAGCTTCATTTTCTCACCTGCACACGATAGGCGACCGGCGTACCGGCAGGGTTAATAGGCTCGATGGCTACGATAGCCGACGATTCAGACATGGCAGGTTCAGTCAGCAGCGTGCCGTTCCAGTCCCGCATAGTCGATACGTATGTTCGCTCGAAGTGCGTGCGGTCAGATACAAGGGTTGCGCTGAATGCGTCGCCTGCCTGAGTTCCGCCAGCGCCTGCCACTGATATTCCGCGAACATCAATGCCGAGAGTTGAGCCATGGAAAAGCCCGCCGAGAGGCGCGAATACCTGCTTGTCTACATTGCCGGATGCGAAGTGAACCGTCACGTCGCCAGACTGGGCGTGAATTGAGACGCCTATCTGCTCGCCGAGTGCGCCAGAATAGACTGTTCCGTATGCGCTGCCGTTTGCGATGACAGTCCATTTCCCGGTAACAGTAGAGTACCTGACGCGAAGTGCATCACCTCCGCTGCCTTCGCTGATGATGATTTCAGCAAGGCCAGACGACGGAAAACTTGTGCTGAGTGTATCAATCCTGAACTCCACCGCCCGACGATGGCCGTCCCATGTCGTTGTGTCGAATGTCTGTACACTGCGTGCGGAGTAGGTGGTAAACGAATCAACACCGACAGGCGCTGTCTTGGAAACAGTCTGTCCTGATACTTCAGCATTGCTCGGAAGATTGACTATATAATGCGCCCCAGGCTCAAGCCCGATTGCATAGCCAACGAATGGCGCATCTTGGAGCCTATCACTCATCATCGGCTCAAACGATGAGTCAACAACGAAAAACCTGTCTCCAACTTGAACGCGAGTGCCGTCAATCAATGCTTGATTGATAGGGATTTCCACGCCGACAGTATCGATCGTTGCCGTTGTGCGGCTCGTATCCATGCCGGTGATCGGATTGAATACAGACGTGACGCGCTCGAACGTGACCGACTTTCCGAACTTTGTCAGCAGTCGTGTCGCTGTATCGGCCATTCGGTCATAAAAGGCCATCACGCCCTCACAAGGAATAAGCCGGAGCGAGCAAGCAACAGGTTTACCAGCGCGGCAGACTCGCGGTCTTTCTGCACCTTTATGCTACTGGACGAACCAGCCGCATAGGAAACGGAGACAGCACCAGCGACGGATTCTTGCGTAACCGGCCCTTGCTGTTGCGTCGGGTTGAACGGGTCGTCACCTGCATTGATTTCAAGCGTGACGGCAAGCTGCGCATTGATAACGTGACGTGGTATCTCGTCATGTCCCCATGAGAAGCCTTCAATCACCGCGTTATAGCGCGGCCATGCAAGCGGCTGGTCACGGGTGACTAGCTCGCCCTTGAATTTGTTTCGGTAGGATTCCAGGTAGGCGGCTGCCTTGATGAGAATGGCATCGGTCGCCGTTGAATCAGCGAGCGTAACGCCACGGTCAGAAGCGTATGCGATAGCATCGGCGCGGGAGACGTAGCTGTTCGCGCCTGTGACAATTGCACCTGTTTCGACAGTCAGCGCCATGGTGTCCCCCGTCAAGTTAAAACAAGGGGGAGGCGAACCTCCCCCCGTTTCAGATCATCAGCCCAGCAGGATTGCTGTGTGTTCCGGCTTGATGTTCTTGACGCCCCATGCCAGTGCCACCTCATAGCGCACCTTGCGGTAGCCTGGGTACATCGACACTTCGAAGGACAGGCCAGTGCGCGGGTCGGTGATGGTCATCACGTCGATGGCCATGTCGCCTTCTTCCGGACGCTGCGGCATACGGGTCGCCAGCACGATGGCCGAGCGGCTGAACGCCATGTTGCGAGCGGCAGTAGCCACCACAGTGATGTTGCGAGCGGCAGCCGACTGGCCCTTGCGCAGGCCTGGGGCCGCGATGGTGATGGTGTCGCCAGCGGCAGGGTTACCGCCAGCGAACGTCACCGAGGTCACGACGTACTGGTTGGCGTCGTTGGCAATGGCGATGATGTCGCCAGCTGCAACGACACCAGTACCGGCAGTCGCCAGCGGCAGTACAGTCTGACCGACAGACAGCACGGCATTGGTCGTGGTGGCATTAGCCATCGCTCCGGCGGTCCGGGTCAGAATCTGGCCAGACTCGCGGATGTCCAACTGTGCGGAGCGGGTCAGGATGCCCTGCTCAGCCAGCGACAAGGCATCACGGCCAGTCTGAACACCGAACAGCGTGTGCAGCTTGGCACCGGCTGCCGTATCGACCACCAGTTGCAGGTCGGAACCCGGAGCGCCGTTATCCACCAGGATCTTGCGAGCGTTAGCAGCGCCAGACATGTCGGAAGCGAACGGGGTTGTTGTCGGGGTGCCGATAGCGCGGCTGAACGTGGCGTGCAGGCCAGCAAGGTCAAGCTCGATGTCGTTAACCAGCGTGCGCATGGCCTGCGCAATCTGGTTAGCGCGGATGCCCATGTAGCCGGGGCCGCTATTCAGGCCGACCTGCTCGTTGCCTTCCCAAGAGAAAGGAACGGCCTTCGACTTGCTGATGGTGATGGCTACATTGCCGATGGTCTGGTCAGCAGCGGCAGGAACAGCCATTGCCGGAGTCGTATCGACCATGGTGTTGCTGGTCGGCGCAACAGGAATGCGGACAGCTTGGCCAACGGCTGCACGGTTGACGGAAGCGTCAACAGTCGAGGCAGGAATAAGGCCGGTCAGTTCGCGGGACACCACGTCGAGCGCGGCATACAGATCGGGGACAAGGTTAGTCAGGGTGTTGCTCATGGTTTGTTACCTCAATTGGTGATGGTGCCGCCAGCCTTGAGATGCTCAGTGCGTTGCACCGCATTCATGCTGTCGAATTGCGCACGGGTTACTGCTTTCTTTGCGGCCCCGCCGCCATTACCACCACCAGAGGCCCCACCCCCGGCTGCCTTGCTTGCTGCGATGATCGGCGCGAACGCCGGATTTGCTGAAAGCTCGGTCTTTAGTTCTTCAATTGTCATGGCCGACGGCTTGCCGTCTGCGCTCATCACAACCGTTACAGGCTGCCCGTCTCTGATTTCCATAGACAGACGCGCCTGAATATGTGGCAATAGTACCGGAGCGGAGCCAGGGATTGCAAGCTCTGCCGCCAGTGTGGTAGCGGTCTGGCCTACAGTCAGCTTCTGTAGCTGCTGCTGGTAGTTCTGGATTTGCGTCTCGTACTCGGTTTTCGTCTTGCCGAACTTCTCGTCGTAGCTCTTGCGAAGCGACTCGACATCTCCCGACTTTGCCAATGCTTCAGCACGTTCGCGCTCGGCAGCTTCTTCGATTTCCTTGGCCTTGCGCTTCGCGGCCTTAGATTCGTCCATCAGTTCGTCAAGCTTCTTTTTCAGGCCGGATACATCAGGCAGGCCGTCAACTTTTAACCGGAACTTCCCGTCCTTTTCTTCGTACAGCCCCTTAACGCCATCTTCCAGTCCTTCGATTGTGTCAAGCTCAAGTTTCAGCATTACAGTGCCCTCCGGGCGTTTGTGTGGCCACCAGCCACGGTTACAAGCCTGCGCGATTAAACGCGACCGGCTCTAGTTTCTTCATCTCATCCAGCGTTAGCGGCTCGAAATTGCGCCCTAGCTGTAGTTCTTGGAATCGCTGCGCTGATAGCCCGCCATCGCGCAGCAACTGCGCACGGACAGGACCGATAGCTTCGTTCTGGAATTCTGCCGGCTGTGTCTTTAGCCATTCGTAGTAGGACAGATTGGCCGATACCGGGCCGCCAGCAGCCGAACGGGTAGCGCCTTGGCGCAGCGTGTCTCGGATGTACTTGTTGTTGATGACGGGGACAGTGCTAGACCTGCAATTAGGATGAAGCGGCGGAAGCGGCCCTTTGCCGATTTCAAACTCTCGCGAATCCAAAGCCTGGCATTGCGGCGTTGTTCTGGCGTCTAGGGTTGATACCCACTCATAACGCGCCACGATGTCGGCGTTCGCGGCATATACTTCATTCCGCGCAACTTGGGCTACATGCTGTATAGATGTGCGAACGACCGTCTCCGCAGAGCGGCGCGTCACATCAATAATGCCATCCTGGTAGCCGTTCGCTTTCGTGCCTATGATGTCTTTTACAATCTGCTGATTTGTCCGGCCCTCGAAAAAGCCTTGCCTGACCGTATTCTCGATGGCGGTAACTGAGCGGCTAGACCACTCGGAAATGAACGGCTCCAACAGCGTAGCGGTCTTGCCCGATGTCATTGGTCGTGCGATAGCTGCCGCGTATATCTGGTTCGCGGATGGTGTTACGACATCCACGCCCTGAATCAAAACAGCATCAAGCGCCCGCGTCTCGTATCCGCCAGCGAAGTCGGCGTAGTCCTTCATTCCATCGGCCATGGTCTGGCCGGCTTTTCCATATATGGCAGTAAGTTCCGTTCGGATGGTCTGCAACTGTAGCTCAGCGCGGCCGCGCTCCATGTCGGTTAGCTCGCCCTGACTCAATCGGCGACGTATGACATCGGCAGCCTGTTTCAGGAACGCGGTCAGCTTCTTGACCTCGCCAGCCTTGAGACGCTCAAGCATTACCTGCTGTCGTGTGGCTAGCGACGTGATAGCTGTCACAACTCAATACTGCCGGCATTGGTCAGTTCGTCGATTTCTTCTTGCGTGCGCTCGGCCTTGATGAGTCCGGCACGCTTGAAGTATTCCTGCACGTCTTGCTTCGGAACGGTGCCAGACTGCCACGACGCGACAAGAGCCGACACCATGGCCGGGTCAAGAGACGGCACGACGTAATCAGTAGACAGTGTAAACGCGCAGTCACCAGCGCCACCCATGAAGGCTTGCGCCCACTTGAGCGCCAGCGTGTAGGCTTCGGAGACGTTGCTGGCAGAAAGCGAGACAACAGAATGGGATACGGCTTGCTCGCCACTTGCCTGCGTTGCTGTCTTGACAGCCTCGCCAGGGGTAATGAGTCGAGCGCCGAGCGCAATCATACGCTGCTCAAGGTCTGCAAGCTCTTTCTGAATTGCCGTGTCTGCGGTCACCGTGGCGTAGGTGAAATTGCCACCAGCCGGAAGCAGGAACGGGGCGCGGGAGCCTACCACGATGCCGTTCTTTTCAAGCCAGTCGCGCCAGTCTGCGTCAAGGCCCGTGATGACCGGCTGCGGCTGGCCAGCGTAGTACAGCGCGTTGTACCAGTCGGCCCCTAGCTGATAGTGCTTGCGGTTGACAGCAGCAAGATCAAACAGCGGGGCCATATCGATGCCGCTGTCGTTGTTCACTGCCCCGATGAATGTGAACGGTATGGCCGACCACGGATTACCGGAAGCATCGAGCGGGATGGATTCGTCCACCACCTCCCAGAATCCGGTTACCTTGTTCTTGCGCCAGAGGCGAACCTGGTACACACCATCCAGCCGAAGCTCTCTGAGTTGCCGCACTTCCTCGTTAGCGAAGTCGCCGGCCTCGCTGGCCTTCTCTGACAGCACGACAAGAGACAACACGGACTTACCGCCTACGCGAGTATGCTGCCAGTTGATAATGTCCTCGGCGTCATAATGGCAGATGTTCGCCCTGATGATGCCTGACTGCATGTCAGCGACAGAGACAGCGCCCTCCACCTTCGGGAAGTCCACAAGCAAGCCAGCGCGCCCTGTGGTCAGCACGTCCTCAAGGCTTTTTTGTGACTGCTGATAGATGGATAGACCTTTCCCGTCGGCGTCCTCTGCCATGTATGCCAGGTTAGCAGGTACGGTCAGCGATGGTGGCGTCATGTAGGCCATGCCGATTAGTGACTGACGGGTGCGGCCCACGACGTTCATGTACATTGCGCGCTGCTTGTATCGTGCATAGATGGCATTGAGTTCCTGGCGCGTCTCTCCGCTGGCCACGACAGGATTAGGGAGCAGCTTCTCGCCTGCGCGCTTTACGGCGGCCTCGCCCTCGCAAAGCGTATCGACAGCCTCCCATTCTGGCAGTGCTTCATCGTATTCTGGCCGCTGGTAGGATACGTCTGCCATTAGTATGCTCTCTTGAGGCTGATTCCGATGGGGGTTGCCGGCTTGATTACTGGCATCTCGAACACAATAGGATATCCGGTCGCGTCATTCTGATGGTCGAATCCGCCCGACTTGTCCGGCTCGCCGTTCTTGTCGTATGCCTGTTGTTCCAAGCATGATACAACAGATGGGCATTTTCTGTCATTAACCCACATCTTACCATTGGTCAAGGCAGAATTGACGGACAGGATGCGGTCTTTTACTCGTGGGTTAGTCTGGTTCACCTTGACGATGAAGCCGGCTTGTTTCAGCAGGCTGATGTCCGATTCACTGGCGTTTACCGTCTTGCGGCTGTTCCCGCTGGCGTCAGGGTAGATGGTCAGCTTGTGGCCAGCGTACCGCTCGTTCAGTGTGTCTATCAAGGCTGGCGTGTCGTAGATGCCAGTAAGCTCATCCACGGCGTGCCA